ATCGTAAACTAAAACTTCATCAGAATCTATCATAAGACAATAATCATTATCAGTCTTTGCGGCAAATTCGAGAGCCTCAGAACGATTGTGTCCAAAGTTCTTCCACGGACGCTCATGGATTTCTCCTGGAATTCCTACATTGTCAAAAAACTTCTTTATCTTTTCTTGGGTTCCATCGGTTGAACCAGTGTCAACAATAACCCAATAATCAATAATAGGAAGAACGGAAGCCAAGCATCTTTCAATTACTCTAGATTCATTTTTAACAATCATGCATAGAGTAACCTTTTTCATACTATTAGTAGCGTTAGTCATTATAAACTCCCATTTGTTTAAAAATTATCTGCCGCGAAACTTTTCTCTATCTGTGTAAAACTCATCATCATCGCTTTGTCTATAAGACCAGCGTTCCATAATGTCGTTAGAATTTATTCTTTTTTTGTTTTTTTTATTTTCTGCTTTTTTGGCTCTTCTGGAAATTCTATCATCCCATTCGCCATAAGACGAATCATTACTTCTGGCCATATGTATTAAATCTCCACAGGTATTTTAATAGGGTTTGCTAAAAAATTTGGATATGCCTTATTTACAAGGTCATAAGACAATCCTGGAATATTCTTTTTTATAGTATACTCTAAAATTTTTGCCTCTTTTGCTCCAAGGGCTTCCAACATTTGTATTAACAAAATTGTTTTTTTGTCAGAACTAATCTTATAGTTCTTATGAAACAAATAAAATCTTTTGTGTTCATTATACAGAGAAGTAAAAGAAAGTCCATCAGGGGCTTGATCTGGTGTATAAAGAGGTATTTCACTAATAAAAAAGAAAACATTTGGATCATAAGTCCATTTAAAAACATCTTCCAATGCGGGAGAGTAATTTACTCTTAAAATGGAAATTTTTTCTTGTTCTGTTTTTGCTTGATTTACTTTTTCAAGTATTTCGCTTATCAAAAGTTTCATAATTTAATTCCTGTTGAATATATTTAGCATACTTTTTATTTGAACACAATCAAAATTACAGTTTCTTCGTTAGTTCTTCCGCTAGCCTCGTGCTGCTCGGTTTTTATCTCATCAAAGGCGTTTTTGAAAGCACGAATTCCAATATCTCCCTTGACAGACTTCAAGAACTCTTTGGGCTTACGAACCTTTTTGCTCTTGCTGTTCTTCGGGTCAAACCCACGAACTGAAGTGCCGTCTACATCCAATCCGTCTACCGTTTCGGCCTCTAAAAGAGTGACAACCCGAGTCTTGGTGTTAAACAGAACCGCTTTAGATACACCAATAAGACGAGACGGGTGAAGAGAAGTAATTCCCAATTCCGTATCTTCCTTCTTCCACCGCATTCGTTTTACACGCTCTAGGGGCGGCTTACGACGCTTCACACGACGAATAGGAGGCGCAGCCCTCTTTACTTCACGAAATGCGTCCACAACGCTTTTAAGCCATTCCTGATACCGTCTAAGCACAGGCTTCTTGAATAGCGAATAGCCTTCCTTTAATTGCTCGTCTGCCGTACCTGCAATTACTGAATCAATATCTTTGGTCTGTCGTCCAAACCATTCTGAAATCATGGCAGATTGCATCGGTTTAATGTTTCGGTCTTTAATAAACTCTTCCGGCTTCCAAATCACCTTTTCGCCTCCAAGAATTTTATCTACTACTAGTTCCATCTCTTCAATAAGATCACGAACCTGTTCCCGCACATGGTCACGAACGCTAGGTCTGCCTGATGAAACAATTTCTTCACGAACCTGCTTACCTTTAGAGATGAGATGAGTCACACACTTTTTTAAATCTGAAATCTGTTGCGGGTATAAAGGAGCCCCGAGCGTGTGCATACGAGCAATAGGACCAACCGTCATGCCTAAGCGAAGCCCATCCACCTCATCAGGATAGATGCTGACATCCGACAGTCTTTTTACAAATGCAATGTTGGCAGCGGAATATTTATTTTTACTCATCCAATCCATGACCCATTTTTTATAATCGGCTTCATCAGCCATATTATGATACCACTGAATAGCCCTGCAATATTGCGTGGCTACACGGACATCTTCAGGATTTTTAGGAAGGTGATCCCAAGGGGGCTCGTCGCCCCAATACTGTTGTTCAATTTTTTTGCTCATGGCGATACAATAGTAACATGGATTTTTTCTGTGTCAACTCTTGACAAAACTTTTTGATGTAGTATATTGTTTCCATCAAGCGTTACTTGGCGGCTTGTGGTCGCCTACCATTTTTTATAAAACACAATGACAGAAGAAATTTTTAAGATTGGTACTAAGGTTTGGGTTTACAGTTTAGAAAGAGCAGGAATGATTGTCAGAGTTGAACAAGATGCTAGATATGGAGCACAGTACCTAGTTTCTATTCATGATCCCGAAACCATTGAAAATACATATCCGTATATTCAAGTTTGGATTAAGAATACAGATCTCGAATCAACAATTCAATCAAATAAAAGAGGCAGATAATTATGTCGATTTACAATCCTGACGATTTTTACGAACAGTATTCACATAACCCTGTTGACCCCGATGATGGGGCTTATGATGATGATGAGCATCAAGAGTATGATGAATCTGAGCCCACGCATAATTCCGATGAGCCTGATTCCGATTATGCAGAGCAAATGGATGAGATTGAAGAAGAAGATCCAAACTTCTACTTTGACGATGAAGATGACGGCTCCGCCCCTGATAGGGACGATGATTAAAAACTTACGGGTGTGATTCTTGCCACATTAGCCTTGCTCACGCAAGGCTTTTGTGTTATATTGAAGATAACATGATACGCAACATTGGATACGCCTGTGTAAATCTAACGATGAACCAAGGCTTGAAAAAGAAAAATCAGATTACCACAAGTAGAACCTTGCGGATGTCCAATTTTAGTTTGGAACGCTGTGGTGATTTAGCAGCAAAGAATGCTGCCGATCTTGTAAAAATCATGCAATGGAATGCAGATAACAACATCAAGATGTTTCGTGTCAGTAGCGAAATGTTTCCGTTCATGGATCATATGACTATTGGTTATGCTTTACGACACCTTCGAGAAGACTATCAGGAAAGTATCACAAGAAATTTCGCAGAAGCAGGGAGGATTGCTAAAGTGGCAGGTATTCGTTTATCCTGCCATCCCGGCCCATACACCTGCTTGGCAAGTCCCAACAACGAGATTATCAGAAAATCTATTGTTTCTCTTGAGATGCACTCTTTGATTGGTGATCTGTTGGGATACGGTGACGAGTTTGCTATCAACATTCACATGGGCGGCGTGTATGAAGGTAAGCACGAAACCTCTGGCAGATTTCTTGCCAATTTCTCAAAACTGCCTGACCAAATTAAACGACGGCTCACCCTAGAAAATGATGATAAGGCTTCAATGTGGAGCATGACCGACCTGTTCAAACAGGTTGCCAAGTATTGCACCGTGAAACTAGTATTGGATATTCATCATCATCGGTTTTGTCACCACGAGTCTTTGCAAGAAGCCGCTGATATGGCATTCTCAACATGGCAAGGCTTTTGTGAAATTCCAAAGGTTCATTACTCGGAATCTGCGGATGGAAAGCGTCCTCAAGCACACTCCGACTATATTAAACAGCGTATACCTGACTTAGGCGATACGCTTTACGATGTAATGATTGAAGCCAAAGCAAAAGATCTTGCATTATTTGAATATCGTAATATAATAGGTCAAGTGTTATAAATAGGATACCGAATGCCTCTATACGATTACAAATGCAATGCCTGCGAGCATATGTGGGACGATTTTCAAACTATTGCAAATCGCAACAAACCCACCAAAAAACCTTGCCCAAAGTGCGGGGAAAAGAAAGTAATTAAACTCGACGCAGCGATTCAAGTGATTGATCCGGTTCGTTTGGGCATCACTCGACCTGACGGCGGATTCAAGGATGTTATTTCAAAAATAAAGAAAGCACATCCTAGAAACACCATGAGAGATTATTAATGGTTATTCGAGACACAACAACTGGAGGTGACTATGAAGACGAAATTAGGAGTTTGCTAGAGACTCGAAGTTTTCATAAAGTTCAACCCCAAGTTAATGTGGGCAAAAAAAGAAACGGCGGCAAACATATAGTTGATGTTCTTTTAAATGGGGAAGAATTAATAAGTCTAAAGTATCAAGAGGTACAAGGAACTGCTGAAGAAAAAATTCCATTTGAAGTAATGAAATTACAACATATGGTTATTGACGGAAAATACAAATCTGCTACAATTGTTTTAGCCGGTCCTGATAAAGCATGGAACTGGAAAAATTATTATCTTGGTTCCGAATTTCAAGAAAACATGAAAAAAATTTATCCGGATGTTTCAATTATTTCACATGCACAATTTGTTCAGACCTATCTGAATAATACTGAAGGAATTATACAAGGCAATGAGGGATTAACACAATGGATAGCAAGTTAAAGTCAATTGAAATTCCAGACATGGGCAGATTCTATCAGTCTGCAAAAACAGAGAACTGGTATCCTTCTGTTACGACTGTAACAGGTTGGGCAAAGCGAGACTTTTGGGCGAAGTGGCGGCAGAAGCCCGAAAATCAAAAAGTTTCTGAACAGGCTACTAGTCGCGGAACAACAGTTCACCGTATGGTCGAAGAACATCTTAACGGTGTTGAGTATAAAACCGAAGATTTGACGGCTCAAATGTTGTTCAATCAACTTGTTCCCAATCTAAACAATATTAGCAGTTGGCGAGCACAGGAAATGCAGTTGTGTTCAGATACTCTTCGTATGGCAGGCAGATTTGACTGCATCGGTGTTTATGATGGAGTGCTTTCCGTAATTGACTTTAAGACCGCCAGAACTGCTCGTAAAGAGGAGTGGATTGGTAATTACTTCGAACAAACCGCCGCATATTCATATATGTGGCTAGAAAATTTTGGTGAACGCATTCCACAAATTGTAATTTTAGTTACAGCGGAAGATGGCGTAACACAAGTTTTCAAGAAAAATCCTGACGATTACAAAACCAAACTTGGTGAAGCCATCAAGGGGTATTGGGCAGATAACAATTTCACAGAATTGCAGAGGAAAATCAATGAAGTGGTTAACACGACTGTTCAAGCGTAAAGAAGAGCCTGTAGACATCTCAAAACTTAAAGAATCCATATTGGAAAAGTTGGGTGAAGGCAAACATATCATTCACATCATGTATAAAGATCGTGAATTAACATTGTTCCTTACCGAAGAAGAGTTCAACAACGCACTTATCCGTGGAGAGCAATTAACTGTGGTTCCACGCGAAGAAGAAATAGGTGGAGAATAATGGGTTCGATACTCAATCTACAAAATGATTTTTGTCGTCAAGTTGAGGAATTGTATCGAAGTCGTAAAGATACCACCTATATCGAAGTGATAGTTGACTTGTGTGAGAAGCATGGAATTGAACCAGAAGCAGTGGCTAAACTCCTAACCAAGCCAATCAAAGAACGGCTTCGTGTTGAAGGACAAAGGGCCAACATGTTGAAGAAGAGTTCTAAACTATTTTGAATGCGACCGTTTGAAGCCTATCAAACTTTTATAACACTCAAAGCACACTTTAAAAACAGCGGATTTGACTACCATAAGTTCGGCAAGGTTAAAGTTGCTCCTGAAACTTTTGAGCGTAGAAAAGATCGCTATTACTTTGAGAAGTTAGCCAAGCGTTACTCCAGAGATGAAATCGTGGAGTTCTTCTTGTCACAAATTCTAGCCAATAAAACTTGGGTTGGTGATATGCTTGGCGAAGATGCGGAAGCCGAGCATCTGTCTAGACTGCGAAGAGTTCAGGCTTTGCAGTATCAAGTTAAAACTGAAATGAATACACTTTGGGAACGATGCAAAGAAGATCCAGAGTGTTTTAACAAATTGTTCCTTCACCAAGACGGAACACATCCTGGTATTTTTCGTGCTGTAATGGAGAAAAAAATTTCTGCTGAAACTTTTTTAGTTTTGGATAGCATACTTGGATTTACAAAACGCTGGCGTATGGACGGCGACCCTATATGGGAAGAGGTCGGCATACCAATTTTGCGGTATGCTCCGTTCCTCCACCTAGATACTAGGCGTGATGACTTGAAGAGAATCATCTCAGAAATCATCACAAATAAGTTGCATACCAAGAATACTTAGTATACAATACCATACTCACTAACACACTTTAATACTCCGTAATACGAAAGGATACTACAATGGCTGGATTTTCAGATTTAAAGAAGATGAGCAAGAATTCTGTCTCGGCTCTCGCCAAGGAATTGGAAAAGACGACGGAAACCAAATCATACAAGGATGACCGCTTCTGGAGCCCAGAGCGTGGTAAGGATGGAAACGGTTATGCCGTGCTTCGCTTCCTGCCTGCTTGTCAGAACGAAGAAGTTCCGTGGGCACGAGTTTTCTCGCACGGCTTCCAAGGCAAGGGCGGTTGGTATATTGAAAACTGCCCAACCACTTTAGGCAAGAAGTGCCCTGTGTGTGAAGCCAATAACGAGTTGTGGAATAGCGGCATTGAAGCCGACAAGGAAATCGCTCGTGCTCGCAAGCGTAAACTATCTTACATCAGTAACATCATGGTTATCAGCGATCCTGCGAACCGTGAGAACGAGGGTAAGGTATTCTTGTTCCGCTACGGCAAGAAGATTTTTGATAAGATTACCGACTCCATGCAGCCGAAGTTCCCCGGCGAAGAGCCAATCAACCCGTTCGATTTTTGGAACGGCAGAAACTTCAAGATGAAGATTCAGACTGTTGGTGGCTTTGCTAATTATGACAAGAGCGAATTTGATAACAAGAGTCCGCTACTTGACGGCAAGGATGAACTTCTTGAGAAGGTGTGGAAGTCACAGTATGCTCTTGCCGAGTTTACTGGCGCAGACAAGTTCAAGTCTTACGAGGAATTGAAGGAGCGTCTTGAGACTGTTCTCACGACTGAAATCAAGTCTTCCAAGAAGGCTGAAGATGAAGAACCCATCCGTGAGAGTTTGAGCGAGAAGTTCCGTAAGAAGGAAACTGCCGCTGCAAAGAAGCCTGTTGTTCAAGAGGACGATGGCGGCGAAGAGGATACGCTTTCCTACTTCCGCAAGTTGGCTGAAGAGGATTGATTAGCCTGATGGTCGGACAGAACTATTGATTGTATTAATAGTTCTTTCACTGTTACTTGGCATAACCATCGTAGGGCCGCCATTAGTGTTATTAACAACGGTTGTTTGCTGATTGTTAATAGTATTATTGGCGGCTCTTTCACTTGAATCCATTGATGCTTTTTGCAATAAGGTAGACATCATTTGGTATTCTTGTGCCATTCTATTTTCAGCAGGAGCAATAGACGGTACTATAGTGGAAGCAGTTGCATAAGAAGGAATAGGTGTTGTTA